CAGGCTTGACAAACCCAATGACAACTACTGGCGATATGATTTATTCATCACCAGGATCTACGCCAGTAAGACTTGGTATTGGGACAACAGGCCAAGTATTAACTGTAGCTGGTGGCGTGCCATCTTGGGCAACCGCTGCTGGTGGCGGTGGAAAAGTTTTGCAAGTTATTCAAGACACTCAAACAAGCGCAACCACTTCATCATCTAGCACTTATGCGGATACAGGTTTAAGCGTTTCAATAACTCCATCATCTGCTACAAGTAAAGTTTTGGTTTTGGTAAATGGCACTTGTGGTCGTTCTAATGCCAACAGTTCTCAAGGCATTGGATTAAAATTAGTAAGAAACAGCACTGATATTCAACAAATTCACGAATTGGATACTTATACTGGTAGTTCGTTGAGATTTGAAACTACATTTAGTGCAGCATATTTAGACAGTCCAGCAACTACCTCGGCAACAACTTACAAAATTCAACTAGCGGCATACGCTAATGCAGCAAGTGTGTGGGTTAATGATTGGGGAGTTTCAACAATTATCGTAATGGAAATAGGTGCATAATGGCTAAAAGTCGTGAAGTATTAGAAATGTTATTGCCCAATGGTGGTTGGGTCATTTACGGAGATGACTTTGATTCAATTCGTTATGATGATGGAGTTAATCCAATTTCTAAAAAACAATTTGTAGATGGGTTTGCGCAATATGATGCTTGGAAAGCCGAGCAAGATATTGCAAAATTAACCGCTAAAGAAGCAGCACAATCAAAACTAGCAGCACTTGGTTTAACTGTTGAGGATTTGACTGCTCTAGGTTTGTAATGCAACCTAAACTATGTGCAGCTGGAGTTCAGTTAAGAGATCAAGTTGATACGTGGTTTCCGGATAGGGATGTTAAAAGTCCAGAAGGATGGCTGGGCGATAGTAGGCATGCCGCCAGAAAATCGGATCATAATCCAGACCAATTTGGGTGGGTCAGAGGTCTTGATCTTAATGCTCGGTTACAGTCATCCGACAGCCTCGCACCTTATCTGGCTGACCAAATCAGAATCGCAGCCAAACAAGATAAACGCATATCATACGTCATCTATAACGGACGAATATGCTCGAAGATATTAAATTGGAAGTGGCGTAAGTACAAGGGCATCAATCCGCACAAGCGACACATACACATCAGCTTTACAACACTAGGCGATCTAAATGGCACGCCGTTTGATATACCACTAATAGGGGGCAAGATATGAAAATAAGCAAGAAGCAAAAGGCAATACTAAAATCATACTTTAGAGGTGTGCTTGTATCACTACTAACATTTTTAGCAAGTAATGAATTGGGTTTAGATCCTGCCGTGTCTGTAATTGTTGCAGCGCTAGCAGGTCCAGCAGCTAGGGCTTTAGATAAATCCGATAGTGCTTATGGCATCGGTGCTAATGAAGCATGACACCTACAGAGTGGGCTGGCTTTGGCGCTGGCGTTATGGCCGTGCTATCAGGCGGGCTAGTAGGATTACGTTTTTTAGTTAAAGGCTGGCTAAATGAGTTACGCCCTAATGGTGGCTCTAGCATGAAGGATCAATTAACAAGACTAGAGAAGCGTGTCGATGATCTCTTTATCTTAATTAGTAAGTCATAATTTTAATATGGCTACTAAACGCAAACCTAAGAAGAAGATAGCACGTAGGCGCAGGACTACTAAAGAGCCTGTACTTACAAAGTTAGACTTCTGGGCAATAGCAGCTAATGAGGTTTATATGGCCTGCCGTAAATCTGGAATGGATGAAGGCACAGCTTTAGCGTTTGCGATGGATAGGTCAAGTTATCCAGACTGGATTATAGATAGTAAAGATCCTATTAAGAATCCACTGGATGATTTTGAAGAGGATGAAGATTAAGCCGTCCAGATACCTCGTTATCTCAGATTTACAGGTGCCTTATCACCACGAAGCAGCTGTAAAGAATGTTATCAAGTTAGCAAGGCGTGAGAAGTTTGATTCAGTATTGGTAGTTGGAGATGAAATTGATTTTCAGAGTATTAGTAAATGGAGTGAGCAGACACCTTTGGCTTACTCAGAAGACTTACATGCAGATCGTGAGCTATGTAAGCAGATTCTGTGGGATCTCGGTGAGTACAGTTCAGAGATGCACATTATCCGTAGTAATCATACTGATCGCCTATACAACACTTTATTAAAAGTACCTGGCTTAATTAACCTACCCGAATTACAATACCCAGCGTTTATGTCATTCGCTGAGATGGGTATGACTTACCACAAAACTGCTTATGAATTTCACCCAGGATGGATGCTGGCCCATGGCGATGAAGGCAACATGTCTCAGCATGCTGGAATCACAGCTCTGAACCTGGCTAAAAAATGGGGTAAATCTGTACTGTGTGGCCACACCCATAGACTAGGCATGAGTGCCTATGCAGAGGGCGTAGGAAGCCATTACAGGGCCTTATATGGGGTTGAGGTAGGTAATCTTATGGATCGTAAGAAAGCCTCTTATTTACGCTATGGAAGCGCTAATTGGCAGATGGGTATTGCTATACTAGAAACCATAGGTAAGACCCTGACACCAACCCTGGTGCCAATAAACAAGGATGGCTCATTTACAGCATTAGGCAAACACTATGGGGCTTAATACAGAGTACGAAGAGCGCACTATCGATGACCATATCGATGACCTCGAAGATATTAACGTTATCTAATCGTTATAAACAAAACAGTCTAAATCATCAACAAAGTCATACACAGGTGCAACACTATTGCTATGCCACAAAGTATGTGAGCATAGATAGGGCTACAAAATGACACTTGAAATGGCTATATATTTATTTATAGGTACAAGTATTGGATGGTTGCTGTTGGCAACGCACATAGATGACCTAAAGCAAACTCATTATTGGCGGGGCCGTAAAGATGGCTGGGATATGCACCGCAGAATGATTCAAAACAAAACAAAGTCAGATGAGGTATTTGACTATGACAAAAACTGAGCAGCTATTCGCTAATGTCATCGATACCTTGCATCGTAGAGGTGCTGATTATGGCCACCCGATTGGAAATCACAAAAGGATCGCAGAGCTGTGGTCGGCTTACTTGGGCTATCCAATTCAACCAAACGAAGTGGCAATTCTTATGTGCCTGGTCAAGATCAGCAGACAAGCTGAGGATCCAGGAGTCACTGACAATTACACCGATGCGCTTGGATACATCGCTATTGCAAAAACAATAACGGAAGCGATGCAAGATGAGGATGGAGTGTGGAAAGATGGCGTTTAATTTACAAGATTACGAAACAGTCGAGAGCCGACTAGAAAAGTTTTGGAAGGAGTATCCAGATGGAAGAGTATTCACAAAGATTGAGCAGGCCACAGACACTAGATACATTATTAGTGCTGAATTATTTAAGACGGAAGCCGATGCAAAGCCGTGGGCGACTGGGCTTGCTAGTGAGAGCGTGTCTGATCGGGGTGTCAATTCAACTTCTGCACTGGAGAATGCAGAGACTTCAGCGATCGGCAGAGCGCTTGCAAATGCGGGTTATGCAGCTAAGGGAAAACGGGCTAGCCGAGAAGAAATGACAAAGGTTGCAAGTTATTCACCACCAGGCACAAGGGCTAGAGCTGTGGAAGATGTGCTCCGTGCATCATTTGCAGAGGATAAGCCAACTGTATGGAGTGTTGGTGATGCAATAGAAGCAATACCAGTTAATCCAAAACCGCAAGAATGTAAACATGGCACAATGATTCTTAAAGAAGGCACAGCAAAAACTGGTAAGCCTTATTATGGTTATGTATGTAGTGCAGCAAAGCCTGATCAGTGTGATGCAAAATGGGCAAAGATTACAGCTGCAGGATCTTGGTTCTTTCCTAGCGATAGCGAAGGGGGTGAGTAAATGAAGTTACTAATGGAAGTTGGTTATGATGTATTTGCTGATTGCGTTTCTGCAACTTTAGAGCAAGTTGATTTGTTGCAAGCACTTTATAATGAGCATGCGCCACACATGACTACGGCATGGAAAGAAAATTTATTGGGTGTAATACATCTTACGCAATCACATGCTGCTGTTTTATTTGAGCAAATTATGACAAACAAAGGAGGTGAGTAAATGGGATATGTAGAGATTCTTAGAGGCGGGCCTTACCTGGAGCGCATAGAGAACGACCAGGTAAAGTTTGTGCCGTCTACTGATGTTTGTGTAGCTTGTAATGATGACAGGCTGATACATTCTGGTAATTTCTTAGTTTGTACTCAGTGCCACTGTAGGCAATAAGGATATTATCATGAAACATGCACAATTCAAATGTAATGGTTGTAGTCGCAAAACCGAGTTTCTGTGGCTGGATCAGTTGGATATGCCAGATGGATTTAAGGCGTATCAGTGTATGGATTGTGGCTGTGTCGGTGTTAAGAATATAGCCGAAGCAATAGGCATACCTGACAGCGATATAACAAGATGCACGCAGTGTGGTAGTTGGCAATTCCTAGGTACTGACTGCCACACCTGTGCTTTGATTGGAGCCAAGTAATGCCCACGTATGAATACAGCTGTAATGAATGCGGCACCTATGGATCAGTACATAAATCTTATGATGATGAGGTTGAGCCTATGTCTTGCCCTAAATGTAATTTACAGATGAGTAGGCTATATAGCGCACCTGGACTGATATTTAAAGGTGGTGGATGGGGTGGCCAAAGATGAGCGATTCTACAGATATAAATTGGGCTTATCAAAACAAGCTGCGTGAGCAGTGGCTTATAGATAATCCAGATTCACAGTACATAGGTTGGATGTCAATATGATGGCTGGCTGGGATGAGACTTGGATAGATAC